CGTCTGCTGGAAATGGCGGCGTTCGGACAACGGCTACAAGATGCCGACCCGGATCAGCGGTTACACGGCGCATCACGTCAACACGCTGAAGAGTATGCTGAAGCGGCACTGCCGGATCCCTTACCGTCTTGTTTGCTTGACTGACGACCCGAACGGGGTCCTGTGTGAGACTCTCCCGATCCCGACGAAATATGCCGAACTGGGAGGCTGCTACCGGCGGCTGTGGATGTTCAGCGAGGAAGCGAGAGACGTTCTCGGCGACCGGATATGCTCCATCGATCTCGACTGCGTGATCATCCGGGACTGCACGAAAGTCTTTTCGCATCCCGGCGAGTTCGTCATGAACACCTACAACGCTCACATCAACGTTGTGGACCAGCACTACAACGGCAGCCTGATCATGTTCAACGCGGGGTCCAGGAGGCAGTTGTGGGACGATTTCGGCGAGCACCGGCTGCGCATGATAGAGGCCGGACGTAAGCTGAGGAAGTGTATCGGAAGCGATCAGGCATGGATCCGGATGAAGCTCGGCAAAAATGAGCAGCGGCTCGGGAACCGTGACGGCATTTTCGAGGCTCGACAATGCCGGATCCTGCCTCCCAGGAACGCCAGCATCATCTTCTATTCCGGATACCGGGACCCGTCGCTTGACCGCCGGGAGTGGGTGCGAAGGAACTGGCGTTGAAAACGATTGCCTGCGTGCTGAAAACGGGATCCTGGAAAAACCGGCACATGGCGATCAGCTATGAGCCCAGGCATGTGGCCTGGCTGAAAAGCATGGTGCATCGGCATTGCAACACGCCGCACCGATTCGTGTGCCTGAGCGACGTCAAGATCGACGGGGTCGACACGATCCGGCTGAAGGACGGTCTTGCCGGGTGGTGGTCGAAGATGGAGCTTTTCCGCGAATTCAGGGAGTGCTTCTACCTTGACCTCGACACGGTGGTTGTCGGCGACATCTCCGACATGGTGAACCATCCCCACGGCTTCACTGCGCTGAGGAACCTGTCGGACGGACGGCCAATGACGAGCCGCATCGGCTCCGGAGTCATGGCGTGGAACGGGGACTTCTCATTCGTTTACCGTGAATTCATTTCGGCCAGGAACCTGATCATGCACACCTATACGACCTCTGACCGATGGGGAGACCAGGGCTTCCTGCAAACCGTCCTCAAGGGCGGGATCGATCGATGGCAGGACTTGTTCCCCGGCGCGATAGTGAGCCAGAAGAAAGACATGAAGGACAACGTTCTTCCAGCGGGAGCCAGGATCGTTTGTTTTCATGGGAAGCCGAAGCCCTGGGACATCAAGGCGGATTGGATACCTGAGCTATGAACCTCGACGTTGGCAAGCTGAGACACCGGGTCACGCTCCTCGTGAACCAGCCAGTGCAGGATGAGGACTATGGCGAGCTCGTTCCCGACTGGAGCGAGCTGTGCACCGTGTGGGGATCTTTCGAGCCGTTGAGCACCAAGGAGTTCTTCGCGGCCGCGAGCATTCATGGCGAGGTCGTTGCCAGGGTCGTGATCCGATACCGGGGCGACGTGGACGAAACGATGCGACTCACCTTTCGGGGAAAAACCTATGAGATCATCGGTCCTCCGCTGCCGGATAAGGAGTCCGGCCTCGAGTATCTGACCCTGCTCGTCAAGGAGGTGAAGGCATGAGCGCGGAAATTCAGCTCGTCGCCGTGCTTCGGGATGATCCGGATGTATCGGCGCTGGTCGACATGCGCATCTATCCCGACATCCTCCCTCAGAACCCGGTTTATCCGTCGATCACGTACTTCGAGATCGACCCTGGCGCGCAGTATTGTCTCAGCGGCCCATCGGACCTGACCAACCCGCAGATTCAGGTGGACTGCTGGGCTGTGACGCGCTCCGGCGCGAAGGACCTTGCGGCCAAGGTCAAGGCGGCCATTGACGGTGCGAATACGTTCAAGGGGCTCCTCGTCGCGGGTCGCAGCATCTACGAGGACGAGGTTGACGTTTACCGATCATCACTGGACTTTTCAATCTGGTACAAGGAGCTTGAATCATGAGCAGCGCAATCGAATCCCAAGGCACCACCCTCGAAATCGAAAGCGGTTCGGGTGCCGCTGTAACCATCACTGGCATCGCACTGGGCAGCCCGACCATCCTGACGGCCGTTGAGCACGGTCTCACCAACGGTGAAGTGGTCACGCTGAGCAATTTCGGTGGGACCGACGCGGCATTGATCAACGGCCAGGTCGCCGTGGTGACGAATGTCACGGACGACACCTTCGCGGTGGATATCGACACGACCGACCTGACGATCACGGACAACAGCGATGCGGCAGTGGCCACGGCCGACACCTACACCGAAGTCTCCGAGATCACCGACTTCGAGGGCCCTGGGACCGGGTCTGCGGCGGTCATCGACGTGACGCATCTCAGCAGCACCCGCAAGGAAAAGCGCATGGGCCTTCCCGATGAAGGGCAATGCACGTTCTCTCTGAACTGGATCCCTGGCGACCCGGGCCAGGAGGCCGTGAAGGCCGCACGTGCCGCTCGTGCGCTCAAAAGCTACCGGGTGACGTTCTCGGATCTTTCGACGGGCTTTTTCGATGCCTACTGCCTTTCGTTCGGTCCTTCGGGCTCCGTGGACGGCAAGGTCTCCGGAAAGCTCACGCTCGAGATCACCGGGGAAGTCCTCTGGAACATTCCCAGCTAGGCCAGCAGTGAACCTTTTTCACAGGTGATTTCATGCCGCTGATCACGAAACAGCAGATCCTGTCCGTGCGCGACCTTCCGTTCGAAGATGTCCCCGTCCCGGAGTGGGGTGAGGGGGCGGAAGTCCGAATCACGACCATGAGCGGAATCCAGAAGGACGACTGGGAATCGACGGTTTTTGCTGTCGGGCCGGACGGGAAGACAGCAGAACTGAACAAGCAGAATTTCACCGCCAACCTCCTTGCGCGGACCATCGTTGACGAGGCCGGGAACCGCATTTTCTCGACCGCGGAGGAAGTTTTGCTGCTCGGGGAAAAGTCGGGGAAGGTCCTGGCGCGCCTTTACCAGGTGGCCAAACGTCTCAACTCCATAGGGGTGGACGAAGAGGAGAAGGTGGAAAAAAACTGAGGTCCCGGCCAGGGCTGTTTTTCACTTTTGCCCTGGCTCGGGAGCTTGGCATGACCCGCAGGCAGCTCCTCGCATCGATGGACAGCGTGGAGCTCGTCGGCTGGAAAGCGTTTTTCAAGATCGAGAACGAAGAGATGGACAGGCGGATGAAGCCCAAGCCGCAGCCTCTCGACGACAGGATCAAGGCCGGTCTCATGGCCATGGGGGGAAAGCGTGCAGGTCAAATGGTACGGAAACCAGGTCCTGGCCGAAATTGACAAGATCAGGCGAAGCTCGCTCAGGAAGATAGGCTCCGCCGTGGCAAGGGACGCCAAGAGCCTTTGTCCCGTTGGAATCGAGCTCAAGTTCGGCAACAAGGTCTGGAAGGAGCGCGAGCCTGGAACGCTTCGGGCTTCGATCCGGTACAAGCTCGTGAAGAAGGGGACCGGAGTCCAGGTGATTGCCGGAAGCCGTTCGTGGCTCAAGGTGAGAGGCGGGAAGAAGTACATGGGCCGTGATCCGTTCTATGCCCGCTTCGTCGAGTTCGGGACGGCCAAGATGATGGCCAGGCCGTATCTCAGGCCGGCCATGCGCAAGAACAGAACGCTGATCATGGAAGCCTTCAGGAACAAGCTCAAATAGGGAAAGCCGATGGCGCAGCTCGGACAGGCATGGGTAACGCTGGGGACCAGGGACCAGGACTTGAGGCGGGGTCTGAACGACGCTCAAAGACTGGTGAATCAGAAGATCTCCTCCATGCAGTCGAGCCTGCGGAGTTTGACCATCGGCGCCGGGATCGCCGGCGGCATAGCGGGCCTGACCGCAGGGTTCAGGGCCGGTATCAAGGCCGTGGACGACTACAAGCTGGCAACGATAGGGATCGCCGCGACACTTACCGACATGGCCAAAAAGGGCAGCGGGGATTTGCAGGCCATCTATCAGAACAACGTCGCCTATGCCGAGGACACCTACCGCAGGGTGGAGCTTGCGGCAGCCAAGTTCTTCGCATCCGGCGAGGAGATGGTTCAGGCGTGGCAGATCCTGACGCAAAAAGGCACGGTGATCACGTCCAAGGAGGACATCGACAACCTGGGCGTGATCGTGGACAAGATCAAGCTGGCCACGCAGGGGCAGACCTCCAGCCTGCAGATCGCTCAGGAGATCCGGGCCGTGATGAACGGCCAGGCGAAGGCAACGGACCAGATCGCCATGTATCTCCGGGACCGGATCGGTCCGGAGTGGGAAAAACAGCTCGCCAAGGCCAGGGAGGAAGGA